AAAATGACAAAACAAAATAAAAATATAGTATTGTTATTAATAGGAGTAATTTTATTATTTTCTTTTACTAAAGCTCCTAAAAAAAAGGGATCTATAATTATTGAGCCTTTACAGGGTAATAATTTATATGCAAATAAATTAGCTCAATTATATGATGGATTAGATCCATCTTTATTATACTATACTTTTAATGGAGGAGAATTATTAACTTTATTAGAGGATACAGGAATAGATTATAAAGTTTCTTACGTTAAGCCTGGAGGCGAAACAATCACCGGTTATATTAGATATGAAGATATTACTATAAAATAAAAAATCATGGCAAGTAAAAAAGATAACACGTTAATTTATGTAGGTATTGGAGCGGCTTTATTATTTTGGTGGTGGAAAAGTAAACCTATTAATATGCCATCTATAACTCCTGTAGAGAATCCTCCTATTCAAAAATCTAGTCCAGGAATGCCATCAAGCGGAACAATAACAACTCCAGGAGGAGAAGTTATTGAGGCCGGTAATATTTATACAAGTTTTCCGGCTCCTCCTGAAAAAGATTATACTCCTGTAACTTATACTCCAGGGCCTGTAGATGTGGCTCCAGTTGAGCCTATTTATTTAACAGATTACGCAACTAATTCAAATGATACAGGAACTCCGGCTCCTCCTTATAGTATGCCATTAGGTATATTTCAGGATGATTTATTTTTACCTCCGGCTCCTACAGATCCATTTAGTGTTAATACTTTGCCTACTACAGGAGTACAACAATTAACTCCTAGTTATGCAACTATAAAAGATATTAATCCATATCAACAAACATTGGATTATGATTGTCCTGGATGTAGTAAAAATACATTAAGCGGTTATATCAAACCGGTACCGAATATTTGTTAATCACTTTTTTCAAACCTTTAATTATGCATAAGTACGATATATCATTTATTAGTTATAATACTCCTTTTATTATCCCGAGTAATTGTAATAGTATTACTTTTTTAAATGTAGGTACTGCAACTGCTTTTATAGAAGGTGTACCTATTATTAGTGGATCATCAATCACTATTGATGGTAACGAATGTGAATATTCTGAAACATATTATTCTCTAACTTTTGATACTACAAGTGGAGGTACTCAAAACTTTGTAGCCATTAAAAAAACATACGTTAAATAATGGGAATCATAATAAAAAATAATATAGTAAATCAAAAAGGGAATCCGGCATGGTATGAGGATACTTTGGCGAATAGGCCAACGGCTAATTTGCAGGGCCGAATGTTTGTCGATACTAATAATCCATCTACAGGTATTTATAGAGATACAGGATCATCATGGGTATCTGTTGCCGATCCTGGAGCCGGTACTACAGGAACATTACAACAAGTAACTACTAATGGATCCACTACTGATGTAGGTATAAGCATAACAACATTAACTCCAGGATCAGTATTATTTTCCGGTACCGGTGGATTAATTAGCCAGGATAACACAAACTTTTTTTGGGATGATACTAATAACTTTTTAGGCATTGGTCCTACAGGAGGCCCATCTGCATTGTTAGATATTCATAGTGCTACTCAAAATGTATTTATTCAAGTAAATGCAACATCTACAAATAATAGCCAGGTAGCTTTTTTAAATGGTGGTGTAGGTAAATGGAGAATAGGAAACTTATATAATGCCGGAGCAAATGATTTTATAATATTTGATACTACTAATACACTTAGTAGATTAACTATTAAAAATACCGGTCAAACATTTATAGGATCTACTACTACAAGTAGTGGCTCATTCGTAGTTAATAATGCTACAAGTGATAATCATATTGTCGTATTAGGTGCTAACGGGCCTAGTTTAAGATTTAGAAATGCCGGAACAGGAGGAACACTAAATACAGGATTAGGTATATCAACTGCTACAAATAATTTTATACAAGGATCGGCAAGTGGCGATTATTGTATATTTAATTCAAGTACAACTGCATCTCCAATATTATTTGGAATTTACAACTCAGGTGCAGCACAAACACAAGAGGCAGCAAGAATTTCAAGTACACAAAATTTATTAGTAGGATCTGTAACTGATACAGGGCAAAAATTACAAATAACAGGAACGGCAAAAATTACCGGTATTACAACATTAGGAAGTAGAGTTAATATTAATGGAGCCGGTGATAATCCTAATTGGGCTTTAAATGTATTAAATTTTTCAAATTTTAGTGATGGATCACAAGGTTTAATTATTGGCGCATATACAGGCGGAAGTGGTTTCGGTGCAATTTATGCCGATACATTAACTCCTAATGGTTCTAATGCAGCTTTAATTGCCGGTTCAACATCTACATTTTTAAATGCAAATACAGGAGGAACAGTTAATTTATCAATCGGAACAACTACTGCATTAACAATAGCATCATCTGGAAATTGTTTGATAAATACAGGATCAGATAACGGAGCGAAATTACAGGTTAACGGAGCAATTACAATAGGTAATACTGTCACCGCATCAGTAATAAATACAGTCACAAATAAAGTTTCAATAATTATTGGAGGTGTGCAATATTATTTATTAGCATCAACATCAGCAATCTAAAATAAAAAAAATGAAAACAATACAACCCGTTTCAATTTGGTTTAATGGCCAAACAGATAGTGCAACTATCTTTAATTTAACATGTATCAATGATAATCTTTTTGATAGTGCAACTTTTTATTATCAGTTAAAGGATAGTGCGTTTGTAACCATTGCGGATGGTAATTTAATTATGACATTGCCGGATTATGCTACTGATTGGCAAACTAATGATGCAGCTTATTTATGGGCCGCAACTAAATTAAATTTAGTGATCACAGGAGATGTGCCATCTATTTAATATTACTTTTATCATACCTTAAAAAAAAGACAAATGGAAAACAAACAAGCATTAGAAGTTATTAAACAAGTATTAGATGCCGCAACTAAAAGCGGAGTATTCCCTAACATGGATGCCTCATTTACGGCGGCCCAGGCTTATAATATCATTGCAAACGAAATAATCAAAAAGGATGGATTTAACGCAATTAACGATTAGTGCGATTACATTCTGTATTATTGCCGGAGGTTTCTTTTTTTCTACTAAAAATAGATTAGATAGAATTGAGAAGGATCTATACGCACATAATAAATTGAATAGCGAAATTTTAGATAGATTAGCCAGGATAGAAACAAAATTAGATTTTTACAAAAAAACTTTATAATTATGTTGAAAAATTGGAAAACAAGTTTATTCGGATTAGGTGCTTTAATTACCGGCATAGCACAGATAGTTAAGGGAGATATTCCTGGAGGTATTACTGCAATCTTAGGAGGTTTCGGTTTATTGCATGCAAAAGATGCCTCAAGTGGATTAAATCCTTAGAATGAATAAGAATACTAAATATTTTATAATTGGTTTAATAGTAATTGTATTACTTATGAATTCTAGTAATGTTTATGCCTCTTTATCGGCATTCCTTAAAAGGTATGAAGAAAGTGATAAAGCGGCTTTAGTTGCTTATGATGATGGAACAAATACTCCTACGATAGGATGGGGATCAATCTATAATTTTGATGAGAATAGGCCTGTAGAATATGGAGATACTATTGACCAGGCTACAGCCGATAGATGGTTACAAATAGAGGCTACTCAAAAACTAACAGATGTTAAAAATATGGTTAAGGTGCCTATAACTAATAATCAATTAGTAGCCTTATCTTCTTTCGCATATAATGAAGGATCTGGAGCCTTACAAAGTTCTACATTATTAAAACTATTAAATAGTGGAGCGGATAAGAAATCTGTAGCGGCTCAATTTGATCGTTGGGTTTATGCCAATGGATCAATAAGTAAAGGCCTAATTAATAGGAGGAATGCGGAAAAAGCATTATTTTTAAGTTAGAAACTGATGAACAGGCCCATTTGATGTAAAACAATACGCAAAACAAGATACAAATACAATGGCCCCCCGGTTATGTAGCGGATTAGAGAGATTTAATCCGTTTTTTTATGCCCATATGTCAAAAATAAATTTGGTAATATCAAATATTACTTCCACTTTTATCATGACAAATGATTTTAAAACTTAAAAACCTAACAAATGGAAATCAAATTCCCTCCAACGGATCGGGAGATCCTTTCAGACATTCAAGCAGTTGAAAACAAAATCAACTATTTAAAAAATCTTCAGGAATTACAAAAGATTAGCCAGGTGCGTATTTATTTCAAGGCCGAAACTGATAAAGGCCGAGATTTATTTATTGATATGGATCAATCTAATGTACCTTTTAACCTACCTACAGAAATAGCCAATTTAATCGATGATTCCCTGGATCATTACTCCAGGCTCCGTAATAATCTTTATTCATTTTTAAAGTTAAACAATGGAAAGTAAATTTATTTACGAAGATCTAATAATAACTATGAGTTTTTAAAGAACAGGATGCCATGTTTGTGATTCATGTAAAAAAGATATTTTAAAAATGAAACAAATTTATAAAATAGAGGAGATTCGTAGTTTTTGTGTACATAGTTATGTTATACATAGATCATGTATGAATGATTTTTTGATAAAATATAAAAACAAATAAAATGAAAAAATTTATAGCAATTAATAAAATTATTGATATCGTTCCTGGATGGTCAAAAGAGTTTAAAATTGATAAAAAACCTGATTTTATATATATAGAAACAGAAACAATATCACCAAAAAATCCAAAACCGGATAATTATGTAATTATGTTAGATACAAATAAATTACAAGAAATATTTATTTTTTTAAAAGCAAATGATGTGTTATGAGTAATAATATAAAAAACTATCTTATAAAAGTTTATTGTTCAGATAAATTAATACATACAAAAGAATTAAGCACTTTTGATGATGTTTGTATCTACATAAATTATTTAAAAGGTATGAAACAAGTGTTTGAAAAAATAGAAATATATCACAAAGAAATATTATTAACTACCTGGAAATTTGGAATAAAATAATTTCGATAAATGACAAATGAAACCGAAATTTTAGAAAAACTAGATAGTAGAAGATATAACCCGGATTACATACCTCAGCCTGATGTTAAATTATTTACCATTCGTGATAAATTGGTAGGATCGGCGGGAAATTGGATCACGCTTACAGGATTGCCCAAAACCGGTAAGTCTTTTTTTCTATCAGCAATAACGGCCTCAGCATTTACTCCTTTAGATATTTTTGGAATGAAATTAAATCTACCGGTAAACAGAAAAAAAATCTGTTACCTGGATACAGAATCTTCGGAGTATGATATGTATAGGCAAATGGAAAGAATAAGAAAATTTATCCGGATTGATAGACTTCCTCCCCGATTAGATGCCTTTAATGTTAGAGAGGATAATAACATAGTTATCCTCTCATATATAACGGCTTACCTTGATATTAATCCCGATTGTAGTGTACTTATTGCGGATGGGATTTTGGATCTAATTATTAATTACAACGATGAAACAGAATCCAGGAGATTAATCCAATTTTTTAAGATGATTACTAAAAAATATAACATTCTTGTTATAACAGTATTACATCTAGGAAAAAAGGATAATCATACTTTGGGAACTTTAGGATCTGCCTCAGATAGATACGCTCAATCTACATTGGTAATTGATAAGGATAAAGAAAATCAAACTTTTACAATACAAAGTAGGTTTATGCGATCTGA